AAATTATTTAAGCTAGGTGCTTCTTTTTCTATAAGTGCATGTATATTTCTTTTTTCTGTCATAATAATCCTTTCATATAGCAATATATATTATATTAGCTTGTTGTCAATGTTTTTGACGTGACTGCGCTTGTTTCTCCAGTAAATTCCTCTGTATCACTTTGTTGAGTACCACTAGCATTCGTGCCACCAAATACAAGTCCTGCAGTTTGTGCTGCAGCGTCTCCTGCTGCAGAAGTAGTTGCTCTATTATTAGCTCTATTTGGTCTTGTACTCCAAGAGGTTCCGTCATATCCACAAGAAAGAGTTCCAACACTAGGTTGTGGGCTTCCTAAATAAGCCATTGCAGCTCCTTGAGGTCCACCAGCTGATAACTCCGCTGATGCCGCTGGCAGATTTCCACCTGTTGTCCAACTAGAGCCATCGTACTCTTCACATTTATTTGTTGCATCTGGATATTCATCTCCTCCAACACATAATGCTGCTGTATTTGAAACTCCACAAGCAGCAGGTCCATTTCTTCCAGTATTTAAATTTGGTGCAGTGCTCCAAGTTGAACCATTCCAACTTTCTGTTCCTGCGTATCTAGGTGGGCTTCCTGGAGGATAATCTCCACCCATGGCCATAGCAGAATTATACACACCACATCCTGATATAGAAAATCTAGCTACATTCATATCTGGTTGTTCTGCCCAACTAGAGCCATTCCAGTATTCTGTTTTACCTGTTGGTGATCCATCATAACCACCAAAAATTAACATAGCTGTTTGTGTTCCTGCGTCTGAGCCTCCACCATTTCTTCTTGCAGTATTTATATCAGGTCCTTCTGACCATGACGTACCATCATAATTTTCAACGTTTGCTTTGTTTGTAGAAGAGGGCACACATCCACCTACCATTATAGCTGCAGTTTGTGATCCTCCACCAGATGCTTCGCTTCTACCTGTATTTAAAGAACCACCAGATGAATATGCTGCGGCTGTGATTGTATTAACTGATTTATTAAATTGTTCTGCTAAAGAAGATCCTGCGCTGCCTCCAAAGGCACTAACGCTAGAGGCACTAGATCCTTGACCAGCTGCTTGTGAGTTTCCTTCTGAAACCAAACTTACTGGATTAGTTGTCCATGAAGTTCCATCCCAATTTTCAATTGCTCTTGATTGAGAAGGATAAGGTGGGTTTCCACCTAAGATCACTGCATCTGAGCTTGTTCCCTGCATCATTGCAGGTCCTTGATTAACTCTTGCTGTGTTTAAAGAAGGTGCTGTTGTCCAAGACGATCCATCCCACTCCTCTACTACAGCAGTATTAGGTTCTCCTGCTGCAGCTAAAGCCGCTGTTTGAATTCCACATCCTGATACATTTGATCTAGAAGTATTCATAGTTCCAGGTTGAACAGTCCAATTAGTTCCGTCGTAATATTTTGTTTTGTTTGAAGCTATTGGATAAGTTGGATTAGCGTGTCCTGAAAATATAATACCTGCTGTTTGTGGTCCACCACCAGCTCCACCTCTGATTGCTTCTGGCATAGCATTTGCTGCTGTCCAAGAACTACCATCATAATGCTCTGTTGTATTAGATGTTCCGGGAGGAACTCTTCCTCCATATGCAACTCCTGCAGTTAATGTTCCAAAACCAGATCTATTAAATAGACTGTTATTCATGTTACCACCACTTGACCAACCGCTTCCATTAAATTCTTCTGTTGTAGTTGATCCACTGGGAGCTGGAGGGTTTCCTCCAAATACAGCCATAGCATCTGCTGAACCACCTGAGAAAGAACCCATTTGATTTGAAGAAGTGGTTCCTCTGGTAATTCCTGGCTGAGAGGTAACGGAACTAAAAGCAACAACAGTTTTGTTAACTCCATCAGTAGAGTTAAACCATACCTGTCCTTCATAGCTAGAATCTAGCGTAGGGTCAGTAGTAAATACTTCTACTCTTTTGCCATGTAGTTCTTCGTAAGTAGCCATGATTAGTTACTATGGAAGAGTTATATCGCCTGGTCTTGTACTGTCAGCTTTTTCTTCGTCAGACATAGCATCCCATGCAGCTTGTGCAGCTTCAACTTCAGCTGTAACAATTGCTTGAGCTTCTGCTTTTGTCTTTTCAACACCGTTCTTTTCAGCTAACCAAAGAGCGCCTTTTTCATTGTTTCCAATGACCCAAACGTCTCCAGGATAACCTCTAAGAAAGAACGCTCTTCTGTCTTCTGCAGTAAAGAATCCTTTTCCAGTGTTTGTAGCAGTACCATACATAAATAGTGCCATAGTTATTTCCTCCTTTTAATTTTATATATCATATTTTTTAACTAGTTGTAATAGTTTTTACGTTAACCGCTGTTGTTTCTCCAGTAAATTCCTCTGTTGCTGTTGTGTACGTGGGATGTGAGTTTCCTCCAAAAGCAACGCCTGCTGTTGAAGTTCCTGTTCCACTAACATAATTTCTAGCTGTTGCCATTGTTGGTCTTGTTGAAAAAGAGGTTCCATCATAACCTTGTGTAAGTCCAGTGTAGCCGCCTGTTCCAGGAGATATAGAACCACCAAAAATTATAGCATCTGTTGCTGTTCCAGCACCTCCTCCATTTTCTGATCCTGTAACTAATGCTCCTCCAGATGTCCAAGAAGATCCTCCATACTCTTCAGTAGTGGTTAAAAAGTTTGAACCAGGAGTTTTTCCTCCAACACATATCGCTGCCGTTGATATTCCAACACCACCCATTACATGTGATCTTGCAGTTGATAACGCTCCACCATTAGTCCAAGAAGTTCCATCATATAATTCAGTTTTATCTGAATCAGCAGGTTCGTCTCCACCGTAAACTAATGCAGCTGTTTGTGTCCCACAACCACCACAATTATTTCTACCAGTTGATAATGAGTTTGGTTGAGTTGCCCAGTTAGTACCATCCCATTCCTCTACCGCAGATTGTCTAGTTGATGGATTAGAAAAACCTCCAGAGTATAAAGCTGCAGTTGTAGTTCCTGCTCCAGCTCCAGAGTATCTAGCTGTGTTTATATTATTTTTTGCAGTCCAAGATGTGCCATCGTATTGTTCAGTTCCGTTATATGCAGGATCTGTTTTATAACCACCAAAATATAAAGCAGCTGTTTGTAATCCATTTTGAGATGAAGCTCCTTCATCTCTTGATGTATTTAAATTTCCACCACTAGCCCATGCTGCAGCAGCTGTAATGACGTTTACTGATTGATTGTATTCTTCAACATGTGAAGTAAATGCTCCTGGACTTCCACAAGAAGCGAGGGAAGCTGTTGCAGTTCCAGCGCTTGCACCAC